AAAACGCTCATCTATTCCGATGGTGTCGGCGGGATAGATATGTACACGTCGGCGGCAACTGCGCTGCGATTTGGCACAAACTCCACTTTGACCGACCTCGTAATTGACACCTCGCACAATGTCGTGCTGAGTACTGCGTTGAGACTGACGGAGACAGGAGGCGGATCGGATTATGTGGGATTCAAAGCTCCAGCGGCGATAACAGCTTCTGCAACGTACACGTTACCTAGCGCGGATGGAACGAAAGGTTACGCGCTACATACCGATAGCTCTGCGATTATGTCTTGGCAGGATGCGGGAGGGATCAGTGTAGTTATTTATGGCGCTGATCCTACTGGTTCTGCTGATTCATTATCTGCAATACAAGCAGCTATAGATGCTGTTGGTACATCAGGGCACGTGTATTTTCCGCCTGGTACGTACAAGATCACAAACGCTATCCGTATTGGCAGCAACATCAAGATGAGCGGTGCTGGATATGCCAGCCAGATTTCTTACGCTGGTACAGGTGGAGTGACCGTTAACTGGGTCAATGGAGGAGGCTCAGGAACAGAGTATTTCATGGTTCTGAACGAAAACGGGCATCAACGTTCTGGAACTGTAGATACGAACATTGAGATTTGTCACCTAAGATTTACATACACTTCTGGGACGCAACCACACGGCTGTTTTTTCATGAATACTACCGATTGTAGTGTCCATCACTGCTACACAGATGGCGGTCCTGATACATGTGCTTTCTTGAAATCAAAATACTATAGAGTCACAAACAACTACAACAATGGCTGCATCAACTGTGCCTACGATAACTGGGATGGACCCTCACATGCAGTTATCGCAAACAATGTTGCTGTAGTCGGCAATGGAGGATCAGGGATTTTTGTCAATGGCGTATCTACGGATACGACAACGCCAGTTAACAATGATGGATTCAACATAGTAGTAGCGAACAATACAATTGTGGCTGGACACACAGGATGTCTTCAAGGAATTTATATATCCGGCCTTAACGCAACTTCGACAGTGAAATTTGTTGCTGTTACAGGAAACACAATCAAGAGTGACGGGTCTAATGTGTTCACGCGAGGAATTGATATACGAGAAGGAAACTACGTGGCCGTTACCGGAAATACTGTTGTAGGGCCTTGCAGTCTTAATGGAATTGAGATTGTGTCTAACTACAATTCAATCACTGGCAATATCGTGACAGGAGTTAACGGAGTTGGAGATTACGGCATTGAAGTGACTGGTGATTACAACATGTTTGCCGGAAACGTGTTGCAAGGCAACACTGCCAACTTCAACGACACTGGGACTGGGAATCAAAACACATCGAACACAGCCGGAACGAACACTATTAACATCGTTCAATAGGAGACCTCATGGAACTCGACACAAGAACGAAGGCGTACATTCAAATGCTGACCAATCAGCGCAATCAGTCGCAAGACGCGATAGCGCAACTCGCCGCCGAGATTGCAGGACTGCAGGAAGAACTTGCTGTGGCCAAAGCGGCCAAAGAACCGGAGGCCCAAGATGCTAATTGAACTGACGCTAGGTGGGGTGCAGTATGCAGGCAGTGTTGAACCTGTAACAGGGCAGATTCCTAACCCTACGCCGGTTCCTGGCCCTACCATTCCTACGCCGCCCCCAAGTGGAATCTTGCGATGGGACTTGCATCCCGTAAGCTTGTGGCCCGTTCCGCCTTTGACCGGATCAGGAGATAGAGGGATTAGTGTTCAGTTCATTGCTGACGCCACAAGATTCCCAAACGGCGTGGAGATAGGTCTGGTTGACGAGTCTCAGCCATCAAAGGGGAAGGACTTTGTAATCTCTGCGACCCCGTACGACTTTACCCCTGTGTCGCCACAGGCTACAAAGCCGGGAAGTGGGAGCACAGGCGGGCCGATCTACTGTCGTTTCGGTCCGATTCGCCCGCGTACATTCTGGGGCATTCCACTTCCGAACATTGATGTGCCGCTCACGCCGGGGCAAGCCTATTACATCAACGTCCGGGCAAGTGACAGAGGGGCATGTAGCGCGCAGTTTGTAGCTACCAACAGAACTAACTAGCAAGCGAAAACGACATGAGCAAACGCGAGCCCCTTGTTTTCGGTGATCCCAACGCCACGATGACTGTCGGCGTATTTGTGCGCTGGCTGGAGGAAGTGATGATTCCGCACATGGAACAGGAAGAAGAACGCGCCGCATTGATGACCGAGGTATGGCTAACGCTCACTGGGAACGGGAATCCCAAAGACGGGATGTCATATCAGCACAAGGAAATGTGGGAAATCACACAGAGGCTGTCGCACTTTTTCAGCACTGGCAAATTGCTGTGGGCCATGATTTTGAGCCTGCTTGTCGCCGTGGCGGCAGCAGCATCGCTGGCCAAGAGTTTCGGGGTGCTGTGATGACCTACCGGCGCCGCGTGAAGTCGGACGTGTGGCACTGGATTCCAGAATGCCGCTGGTGGCCGCGTGTATGGCCGCAGTTCAGAGAGCAAACACGCAAGCCGAAATCCGGCGAGCAGTGCAATGAGTGCAGAGCGAAGGCGAAGCGTAAATGAGTCTGCCTGTCTGGATTCTCGTGTTCATGTTCCACGGTGTACCGATGACGTCAGGTCCGCATGAACTGCCGCAGTGTTTGATTATGGCCGAATACCAGCAGCAGGCGCACTGCTGGAATCCACGGACGCAGGAACGAAAATGAAACCGCTCCTCCTCGCCCTGCTCCTGTCCGCATCGCTCGCGCACGCCGAGCCGCTGGCGCAGGTCGAGAGGGAAGGCACTCGCGTTGTGCTGTATTCGGAGCCGTGTGCTTTGCATGCAGTAAAAAACCTGCCGGGCAGGGTGACGTGGAAAGACGCGAGCGGAGAATTCGAGGGCTGCTGGAGTCTCAATAATGTCGGCATCGTGTCTATGTACTTTGATGATCTTACGGTCATGTCCTGGCCGATCAGTATATTCAGCCGGGTGAGATCGATATAACTAAGCTGGAGGTATAAAATGAGCTGGTGGACAAACATAAGAGATGCAGTCGAAGCTGTCGCGGTTGGAGTAGGAAACTTTTTCTACCCTGGCTCAGGAATGCTTACAGGTCGCCTTGTTAGCGAGGGCGCGCAGGAGCATCTCGGCTCGGACATTGGCCAACTGGCCATGCTTGGCGGGGGCATCGCCGGCGGAGCTACCGGTAACATGGCTAACTACGGGACCGCCTATGACTCGCTGGTCGGTGGCGGGCAAGAAGGGCTCACCTACGGAATGGACTACGGCGCGCCAGACTTAGGGGGCTGGGCAGGCGGCGCTGGAGGATATGGCATGGAAGCAGGCGGACGCGATACAAGCAACTGGCTGTTTAACAGTCCGCTGAAGTCACTGCAAGGCTGGGCGCAGAACACCGGCGTGCAGCCTTGGGGGTCGTCAAGCAATCTTATGTCTATGGGCAGCGGCATCTATGGGCTGATGGAAGCGGATAAGCTCAAGAAGATGGCCATGCTCGCCCAACAGCAAGCTGATCCTTGGGGGGCTTCTGGTGGGCGAGCGATGGCCGGCGGACAGCTGCAACAACTTCTCCAAGACCCCAACATGGTTACCTCCATGCCAGGATGGAAGGCCGGACTCCAGGCTGTCCAACGTAAGATGGGTACCATGCCAGGCTCTGGCAACATGATGTCAGCGTTGTCGGAGTATGGAGGGAACTTCTACAACAACGCACTGTCACAGCTCGGCGGCCTTGCCGGAGCAAACGCGAACCCGGCGGCTGCGCAGCAGCTCGCATTGTCAGGAATGGGTATGGGAACTGACGTTGCCTCCCGCTCCCTTGCCACCCTTGGTTATGGAGTCCAGCGCACGCAGCCTAATCAAGTACCGTCCTGGCTGCAATAGGAGAAGGTTATGCCAAGCGGAATGTTCGGCGCTCCGATCGGGATCAACGCCGCAGAAGATGCAGCGCGGAAGAATGTTCTCGGCGGCCTTACTGCCTTAGAGACGATGGGCAAGATTGGGATGCAGCCAGGGCAAGCTGCATTGCAGGCTGCGCAGGCACGACAAGCAAATGCACTGGCAGCGGAGAAGGAAGCTGCAGCACTTTCCGCGGCGAGTGTGTCCAGCCTGACTGAGATCGCAAGTAACCGCTTTGCGGGCTTGCCGCCGGATGAGTTCTTGATCAAGTCGGGCGGGCTAATGTTAGGCGCCGGGCAGGTAAAGGCAGGCGCTGAGATGGTCACGAAGGGGTTTGATATTCAGGGTAAGCAACAGACTGCTGCTACTGCCCGCTCGAACGAGCTTCTGCACAAGATCGACGCGCAGAGGAAACAAATCCAGCAAGCTGCGTCAGATGCAGGTATGATCTTGAACATGAAGACAGAACAAGAGTATGCCAACTTAAAATACGATCTGATCGGGAAAAGCATGGACCCCGATTATATAGCTGACTTGCCAGAGACCCTCGCAGAAGCCCAACAGATGCTTCGGCCTGTGTTTAACCGGGCGCTCTCGGCAAAGGAGCAGCTAGATGTGAAGCAGAAAGAGATCGAGGATGCAGACCAGCGGCGCAGCCGTGCATCTCAACGTGCGCGAGATGAAGCGGCGGCGAAGCTCTCCGGCGCGCGGTTGAAGGTGGTGGAAAAGGCCTACGAAGACTCAGTGAAGAATGATGGACCAGGGTCGCCGACAACTGCACAGCGGCGAAAAGAGCTAATCGAAGCTTCTAGGGACGCCCGTGAGGCAAGAGAACGTAAGGAGTTTCCGCCATTGCCTAGTAATCCTGAAGATGTTGTCACCGAGCGTGGTAAGAACACGTACAAGCTGCCCGATGGCCGCAAGGTGTATGCTGTTGGCATGGACAAAGACGGGCTTCCAGTATTCAAGCTTATCGAGGGTAAATGATGGCTATGCTGAGTTGGGACGAAGCTATAAAGCCGCCGACAGAAGAAGCGCCGACAGGGGAAGGTTTGATTAACTGGAACACTGCCCGTGGGATGACCGACTTTGAAGTGGAAGCAGAGCGCGGCCCAAGCGTGCTGGGGGCAGTTAGGGAAGCGGCAAAGGGGCTTGGCAAAGGTGCACTCGCCGCCGCCGATATGTTTCTTGGCGCTCCAGCTGGATTGGCAGGATGGCTCCAGGGAACTGGCACACAGCTGTATGCGCTTGCGAAAGGGGAAACGCGACAGGTGCAAGGGTCGGCGGCGGAGCTTGCGCAGGAGCTGCCATCTATTCCTATTCCCGGAACTGACCTTACCATTCCGTTGGAGGTGCTCAAGACTCCCCTTCAAAGCGCCCTGAAAATCGTCTCCGGCGAGGACCCTTACGACCAGTCTATTGTCGAGCACGCAATCGAGGCTGGCAGCAAGGCAGTAGAAAAGTACACTGGTGGTGCGCTAACAGAATATGATGCCCGCCGACTTGTAGATGGCGCTATGCAGATGGCCCTTGTGCGCGCCGGGCCGAAGATGGTGAAGGAGGTTCTCTCTAACGTGAAGGTGCCTGAGAGTACCAAGGCGACTATCCGTTCGATGTCAGAGGTGCCACTAGAGAATCCTGACCCTGCTCGCTATCGCCCGCAGTATAATGCAGAGGGGCGGCTGTCTGGGTGGGAGGACGTGTCAAAGCCAATTTCAAATAAAAAGCTTGGCGTGGTGACAGAGAAGCAAGTAGAAGCGATCTTTGAGAAAGCGAAGAAGGCTAAGGACGCGCTCCCAGAGGACGTGCAGACAGTAAAGGACTTCTTCGCGAACGCACTGAAAAACAAGGGCGCGATTGATCCAGAGCTGCTGGGACTTTTTGGAAAGTTCGCCGGCACCTTCGCGGCGGCGAGTGGACTCGTGATGCTCTATAACAAGTTTGTGAAGGAGCCAAAGGACACGCCACTGGAGCAGAAAGAGGAGCCGCAGCCAAGTGATACAGATTCAAAGGGGAATCCGATCTATACGGCAGCGTTGGGGGCAGCTGGTGCAGTAGGCGCGATGCGGATTCCTGGTAGGGGAGTGTGGACGAAGGGGGCAGTGGAGACGCTGGCGAGGCCGCTCGCTGACAAACTTGGGGGAGCCTCTCGTGCAGCTGCCGCTGCCGAAGGCCGTACTATTCCTGAAGCGCAAACAGAAGCTGGCGCTGCTTGGGCCAAAGACCGCATGACAAAATGGCTCAACAAGGAAGCCGGCTCGCCGACCGACCGCCTGAAGGATGTAGAGATTCCCTTCGGCGAAGGAGTGGCGCGGTGGGAAGATCTGACCGACAAAGCCTTCGTGACGACGAGCATTCCGAAGCGACTGGAGATGCTGAAGGAAGGGAAGGCAGAGATCGGGGAGCCGATTTGGGATGTGGCGCAGCCTTATAGCGCGAACGGGTCATTAGCAGGGCGTATAGAATTGCAGGCCATTACGTCTTACCTCTCCCATGTTGGTGATCGCCTGCAATCCCTAATGGCTGAAGGCAAGCTTACGCTGGAAAAGCTTCAACAGAAAGACCTTGTTTGGGCGGTGCAAGAGACGGCGAAGTGGGACAAAGAGCTGGCAGCGAAGGCGGCAAAGTCCACCGCGAAGCTCATCGGCGATGCACCTGTGTACAAAGACTACGGGGATGGGATGAGGTGGATTCAACTGAATAAACCGGGGCAGTTCGCTTGGAATAGCGAGAGGATGGGACACTCGGTGAGGGGGTATGAGCCGCCGAGGCGCCCATCTACTTCTTATAATCGCCGCTCTGGTGAATGGCCTGGAAGTGATGATGCTATACCCAAAGCTCACCCCGACTGGATCGAAGCCTCCGGCGACTCCGGCCACCCCGGCTATGGCCTAGGTGGATGGGAGGCGATCAAGCGGGGCGATGCAAAGATCTACACGCTGGTGGATAAGAAGGGTGAGCCGCATGTGACGATGGAGGTGAAGCCAGAAGGGGTAAGAGATCCTGATGCTCTAGAATACCCTGAGGGAGTAACGCTAGAAGAAATGGAGGCGGACGCTGCGGCAGAGCCAGCAAGCATCACCCAAATCAAAGGTAAGTCCAATCGTGCCCCGGCGGCGCAGTATCTGCCGTATGTGCAGGACTTTGTGAAGGAGGGCGAGTGGGGAGAAGTGGGGGATCTGGAAGGAACGGGGCTTGTAGATGTTCGTAACTCTAGAATGGGGCAGCGTGGACCTGTAGAATGGACAAAAGCTGGAATGGAGCAAGCTGAAGCTAAGTTTGGACGCTTTGCAGACCCAGCAGCTTTTCTAGCCTTTACAGAGACTTTAGGTAAGGGCCAGCGCGGCTCCGCCGATCTCACCACGATGGCAGCCATTGCCGCCGGCCTTGGCGGTGCAGCCCTTGGGGCCTACCTTGATCCTAAGAACCCTATCACCAGTGCTCTCAAGGGCGGAGTCGGCGGTGTCGGTGTTGTAGCTCTCCTTGCTAATGCTCGTCCGCGTGCTTGGGTTGCAGCGATCAAACGCGCTCAGAGCCCTCGACCAATCGTCAGCATCACGCAGTTCATCGCCGACAGCACCGCCGCCAAGAAGGTTGCTGGGCGCGCAATTTACCAGATGCAGGAGAAGATCCTTCGTGCTGTACCTGACGCGGCACGCAGAGAGGCGATCTATGATTACCTAGAAAGGGAACGAGTAACGGTCTTGACAGCCGCCGAGCGCCAGGTCGCCGACGAAGTGCGCTCCTTCTACGACAGTCTTGGCAAGCTCGCCAAAGACGCTGGCGTGATTCGAGAGATGCTGGATGACTACGCTACACGCTTTTACGGCAAGCCAGCACGGGGGCTGTTGGAAGGCAAGCAAGTCGGCGGAATGCCCACTACGTCGCCTTTCGGCAAGCACCGCGGGTACAAAACAAGGGCAGAAGCAGAAGCGGCAGGTTACACTCCAGTCACCACAGACATTGCGCAGATTATAGACATCTACGGCAACTCGATCGTCAACGCAGTAGAGAATCGGCGACTGATAAATACCCTGCGCGCGTCTACTCTAGCAGACAGCACGCCTTTAATCACAAAACAGATGAAGTCGCCAGGCGGCTACGTAGAGATCAGCCATCCACAGATGAAGAACTACGTAGTGCATCCTGACATCGCCGCCGACCTCAGGTTTATCTTTGACTCAAAGAACCACGGCGCGATTGTCGGTACACTGGATGCAATCAACACGACACAGAAGCGCCTTGCAGTTTCTCTGTCCCTCTTTCATGCAATGGCGCTTGAGCATGCAATGCTTGGTGCTACGTCGATATTTAAGGCCCCTGTAAGGGGAGCGCGCATCTTCGCACAAAGCTTCGCGCCAGCGATCTTTGGAGAGAACCTTGCAATCAAGATGATCCGAGAAGGAGGCGCTGGAGATGGAGTAGAATACGCATTGAAGAGCGGGGTGCAGATTGGCTTTGAACGGGCGCTTCCAACGATAGCAGAAGAGAGGATGCCTCTGTATCAAGCGCTGGACTCCACGACGAAGTTTCTTAATAACACTATCCCCGGCTTAGGCAAAGTGACTACAGGTGCGCTCGCTGCGCTTAATCGTATGTTCGATAGGGCGATGTGGGGAAGGTTCCATTCTGCGAACAAGCTGGAAACTTTCCTGGAAAAGACAAGCGAGTTATCCCGCAATAACGCGCGCGACATTGCCGCCGGTCGTGCTCAGTTAAAGTCTCGCGAAGAGATCGGCAAGATGGCAGCCTCGTTCACTAACGACATCTATGGCGGCTTGGACTGGCAAGCGCTGACCGGAGAGTTTCAGTCGCGTTGGGGACACGAGATAGCATCGGCGGCGTTTTCACCTTCGGGACGTTTAGGAATGCGCCTGCTTATGTTTGCTCCTGACTGGACGATCTCCACTACGCGAGCCTTCGTAAAGGCTTTTGGTCCTGCGGGTGTCACTGTTGGTGCTGGAGCTGTTCTTGGCACGCAGGTTGACCCAGAACACAAGATCATTGGTGGGATACTTGGAGGCCTTACGGGAGTCGGCGTTGCGAAGATGGCAGGGATAAAAGGAACAGGTGGTACAGGGCTTCGTGGCCTAGTACGGCCTACAGAGCTTGCAGATCTCCACCGTCAGTATGTCCTGCGAAGCGCTCTTATCTATACCTCTATCGTAGACACCATCAATGTACAGCTGTCTGGTCATCATATCTGGGACAACAAAGATCCAACACGACTGGACCTTGGTGATGGTCGGACAATGCAGGTGTCGAAGCATTTCATGGAGCCGATTCACTGGCTAGTTGCGCCACGTCAACAGGCTCTTAACAAGGCAAGCTTTATCATTAAAGAGCCACTTGCGCAGATACTTGACGCGGAGTATTTAAGCACACATGGGGCGCCCAGAATGGGTGATACGCCAAAGGCACAGGATATAAGCTTGCCAACACGTGTAGGTCACGCAGCTCGACAGTTCACGCCGATCTCTGCGCAGGGGTTTGAAGCTGCTAATCCGGAAAAGGCAGTCGCGAGTATGTTAGGGGCGCCAATTTATGGGAAGACCTATGCGGAGAAAAAAGCGCTGAAGAAACAGCGTGCTACGCAGCAGAGGATTAAGAAGAGGAGAAAGAGATGACTGGCAGAGCTGATTACCTTGAACTGGGCGACTGGAACGCTGTCTGCTATGAATGTGGCAGGAAGCGAAAGGCATCAACCCTCGTCAGGCATTGGCAGGGGTATTATGTGTGCCCTGAACACTGGGAAGCGAGACAGCCGCAGGACTTCGTCCGCGCCGTCGCCGACAACCAGACTCCCCCTTGGGTCCAGCCGATGCCGGCGAACACCTTCGCCGCCCGGTGCAGCCCGAACGGAAGCAGCGCTTATCCTGGCACAGCGATTCCTGGCTGCGCGACACCTGGCTACATCAGCCCAATGTACGACCCCGACGTTACTTACTAGGAGCACAAGATGGCTTTGCAAGGCTTTGTAGACAGCAGCGCGCCGACGATCGACGCGGATTGGCTGAATGCGATTGACGCATTCTATGTGACGCTTTTCAGCGAGGCTACCACGGCGGCGCTGGCGAGGACTGCGCTGGGTGTAGATGCAACAGGGGTAAATCTCCCCCTCGCCGGCGGCACCATGACAGGGCCGATAGACGACACACTCGAGACTGTCGCCAGCCACGCTACGACTGCTGACATTTGGTCGGCTGGAAACTCAATTAACTGGACAGGGACTGCGACGACAACGGCCTTCCCGACCGCCACCGTCGCCGGGACTCGTCGGCGGCTGATCTGCGCCGGAGCGTGTGCGTTCACAGCTGGCGCCAGTTTGCTGATCCGAGGCATCGCAAGCGGCACGACGGTGACAATGAGACAGAACGCCTTCGTCGATGTGACTGCTCTCTCCACGACTACATTCATGCTGGAATACGGACTAAGCGGCAGCTTCACCGCAACAGGAACTGGCTTCACCGCCGGCGTCACGGCGACTTGGTACTACAATGTAGTGAACGGTTCAGTGCAGGTGCAAGCATATTCAGGGAACGTACTTGGCGGCACATCAAATTTAACGACCTTTACAGTAACAGGCTTCCCCGCCGAGATCACGCCAGCGAATAACAGGCTGTTTACCAGCCTTGCAATAACTGATAACGGAGGACGACTTTACACTGGACATGGAGTGTTGGCTAGCACAGGAACAATGACGCTGTACACAACGGCAGCCTCAGGTGCGTGGACGGCCTCAGCGGAGAAAGGGCTGACGACCAATCAGTTCTCTTACCAGCTTTAACGTGCTTAAGGTTCAACTCATCCGCCGAACTGCCGGCGACGATGCACAGGGAACGTTTGGTAAGCTGTACGTACTCAACTTCATCTGCTTCGCCGGCGAACTTCCTTGGAGGGAAAATGCCGCTCGAATTAGTTGTATCCCAGAAGGCTCCTACGAATGTCGATGGACTTTCAGTCCACGTTTTCGACGTAACACTTATCGCCTTTATAACGTGGCAAATCGCAGTGGGGTGCTTTTTCATTCTGCCAACTATGTGGGCGACGTGGCCTTGGGCTGGAAGTGTCAAGTACAAGGATGTATCGTGCTTGGGGAAAGGCTTGGGGTGATGAAAGGACAGCGTGCGGTGTTGCTGTCGCGGCCCGCGGTGCGACGGTTTGAAAGCTTGATGAATCAAAAACCCTTTATGTTGGAGGTACTGTATGCTTGAAATTTTAGGTACAATCGTAGGCGGAATTTTAACCGGCGGCGCAAGTGGGTTAATCGGTGTGGCGCTGCAGCGATTCGCAGACTACAAGAACAAGCAGCTTGACATCGAAACGCTGAAGATCAAGCACACGAACGAAGTGGAGATGCGTCGAGTAGACGCTGAGATCATGGCGCAAGAGTGGGCAGCGAGGACAAAGGTAGCTGAAGTTGAGACTGCTGGCGCAAGCGATGTGGAGGAGTCGAAAGCCTTCGCCGCCAGCTTTGGGATGGAGCCGCAACGCTACGCAGAAGGGGCAAAGCTGACGCCGAACCAGACGTGGCTAATGGTGCTGCTTGACTTCTTCCGTGGAGCTGTTCGGCCTGCACTTACATTGTATCTTTGTATCCTCGTCACAGCGATCTGGATTGAGGCGCGAATACAGTTACGTGCAGAGGATCTAAGCAACGACCAAGCGCTGGAGCTGTTTAAGCTTGTGCTTGGAACTATTGTTTATGTGTGGACTACAGTTACGCTGTGGTGGTTCGGTACAAGGAATCGCCAGAAGCAACCCGGCTCGTGAAACGCCTTTTAATCATCTTGCTTCTCTCCGGCTGCGCCACGCTTCAACAGCCGGAGACCCTTACTGCCTGCGCCGCCGCCGATGTAAGCACGACGCTGGTTGGAGTGAAGATGGGCTTGATCAAGGAGGCTAATCCTATCTGGGCTGCCTCAGTCAACGCGGGGCATCCGGCGGCATTTATTCTAGCAACTATTGCTGGTGTGTTGTTGATCAACTGGCTGGATGAACCTAAGATCACGGGGACCGCGAGCGGAGTGCTGTGCGGACTAGCGGGATGGAACCTGTTTTTGATGCTTTGACGTTACTCTGTCATTTTAATAATGGTCCAAGTCGATAATGCTCTATCAAAGCCTTTAAGTGTAGTCCCTGGGACCATCCTGTTTAGAGTGCGTATAATAGAACCGATGTCTTCTTTCAAACGCGCATTTTCTTCTTCAAGCTTCTTTATATATGTTTCTGTAGCTGCACTTGTATAACTCATTTTGGTCTCCTTGTTTTCATACAGTTCTCGCACCCCTCACACTCTATCTCGTAGTTCTCGTAAGCCAGCTTGTGGTAGCGGACTGCGCGGGCTGTAACGCCGAGGCGGGCGGCGATCATCTCGCAGTCGTGGTAGAGGGAGAAAAATTTCCACTCGCAACAGTAGCTCATTGGCGGCATGGTGATTAGCCAGGCGATAGAGTTTTTTCTCATGTTCATCCCACTTGTGTGTCTGGAGTAATTGAAATCACTGACGCTAAGGGAGTCGCAAGCGACGCGGCCGCCTGCAAGACGATCCCGGCGGCCGTGTTAGCGATGCGAAGCTGCCCACTGTTGATAGCCCCGCTCAAGATCCCCTCGAAATCTCGAAAGTCGGGGAAGTAGATATGGATCATCTTGTACGCCTCGGCGTAGGGGATACTTCCCTTTCGGCGTACAAACTCGATGAAGCGCTCTGCCTGCATGGAGTCCTCCGTGCGGCCAATACGGGAAAAGACACGATGCATGTCGGCCTCGAGATCTTCCAGCATCACGTTGGCCAGCTCTAGATCCTCCTTGGTGATCGTAAGGGAGGCGCCTCGGGAAGCGGACAGAACCATTGCGGTCTTGTGCAGGTGGGTCTGCTTGCGGGCGGCGTAGCCTTCGAGCATGGTGTCATCCATCCTTGACGTTGCATCCTTCCAAAAGCGTTCGTACCACGCCTTGCCCCACTCGCGCGCAGCAGGGTCGATGATAAAGGGACCAACAAGCATAGCGATCTGTTCGAGATCTTGAATAAGACGAAGGCGAAGTTTATCATCGCCCTTCCCAACCATTTCATCAACGTAAGCAATGTACTTCTCCTTTGTGTCTCCGTAAACGAAGATGCAGCGAGAGGAAAGTCCGCCGCCGATCATGGCCTGCGGCATGTTATCAGCGACCCAATGTGGGGTGGTGCCGGCCTGGAGATTGATCCAGGGCGCCTCGATTATGTCATTGCCAGACATCTTGGTGATCTTCTCATAAGTCTTCTTTCCGTCCCAGAGCTCAATCAGGAGGTTCACCATATCCCTGTCTTGCAAGTTCAGCAATGAACCAAGTTCTGATGCGGCTAAGGTCAGTGGACTCATAGGATGCCACTCCGACCTCCACTCGAAACTTTCCGATGCCGCGGCAAACGCAGTTACAAGCGCTTGCCAAGTAATTGCATTGGGTCCAAACTTGATTCCCGGCACTTGCCGGAGTAGGTCCATAGCTATGTCTATCGTAGTTGACTTGGCCACGATGCCGGGCGGTCCCACATAGATAATGTAGAATGACGGGTACCACTGGAAACGCTTCATATCTATCCATACACGTCTCCTCATTGCACCTGCAATAATCCCAACACAACTCCAAAAGTGCATCCTCTTCGGTGCCTCAGTGACCGAAGCATATTCCAGATAGGCTGGAATGAAATCAGGAAAGTTCCTAGGCACAATCGCCCCAGCTAATCTCCGACGTTTTAATTCCTGTCGGTATGATCAGAGGGTCGTCGTATGGTATGTGTATTCTTGAGCACTCCCGCATTTTGGGCAGTAGGTACTCTTTACGATGAGTGGGGAACTGGCCGGCCAGCGAATCGTGAACCTGTAAGAGTGTCTGCACTTCTGGCAACGCACGATGGAAGTTAATCCAGACTCTGTTGATGACAATTCCGACAGTTGATTGTGGAATCCAGGCACAGGCTTCGGGGAGGAGTCCTTCCAATCTGTCAAAGATGTACCATCGGTAGCCGAACTTGTTTTCGACGAAATGATACTTGGTGATTTGGTCCTTGACCCTTTCATGCCAGCGAAGAATGCCTGGATACTTTCCAAAATAGATCTTTTGTGCTCTGTCGATTTCATGAACTAATCTCCCGGTGTGGGCCGCGACGGTCTTGGCTTGGCCAACATAATCTGTTGCGTGACCGAAGGTTTTGGCGAACTCTCGCTTCGCCTTACGAGGACTTCGGTAATCCCAGTATTTTGGATGTGTCTCGACCAGCTCTTCTAACGGTGGCGGTTCCTGATTGTCGAGGACGAACACGTTGAGAAGGTGTACATCCGCGCCCATCTTCAGCGCCGCCTTGAGCGTCGGATCGTCGGCCTCCCACGCTACTACTTGAAGGTCCGCCCTGTCAAGGTCCATGTCGAAAAACGTAAATCCAGGGTCTGGTCCGTAGATGGTTCGTATGTTTGGGAGTGTGAATTCCATCGAACCTCGCGTTGCAGCTTTGTTAACCGACTTGGATTTCTCCGACGGAATCGTCTGAAGGTTGCCTCCCGAGCCAAACGGATTCTTGGATGAACTAAGCCTGTACGAGTAAGGGGCTGATTTACCACCGGCATCTCCTGCAATGTTGAAAGAGCAACGCATCCGTCCGTCCTCGTCGAGAGGCATCAGGACAAAATCGTTGAGGAACTTTTCAAGGGTGCGTATGTCTGCAATGGCGTGGCAGATCGGGCGGAGGATCGGCTCGCGGGCGGCGATCTTGGTGAGGGCTTCGTCGTCGCAGGTCGGGCGCATGACGAAGCGGCCTTGGATCTGGGTGCGCTTGAGAATCGTCGGCTGCTTTAGGTCGTCGTAGAACAGGGCCTGCATTTGAAGTGACGAACGTGGGTTGATAGAGTGGCCGAGGACGTTGAAGAGGAAGGCTTCGCGGTGGGATAGTTCCTCCTGAATATCAAGGGCCATCTGCTGCTTGATTTCTGGGCGCACTCGCACGCCGCGAAGCATCGCCTTAAGGACAGGCCAGAAAAGCTCCTGCTGCCACGCATCGACTTGGGAGAGGCCCATCGCGGTGAGGGACTCAGTGAGGACCTCGCCGACTTCGCGTGTGTACACACAGTCTTGAAGGTTATACCGCCAGCGCTGGTCCTCTGGTGCGCCGGAGGAGATCTTACCTTCCTCTTTCCAGTAGACGTACCAGTCTGCGTACATGGAGGCGAGGAAGGAGAGGCCCTTTGGGAGGGCGGAGAACATGCTGTGCTGGCTGATCATGGTGTCCTGCGCGCCGTGAGGAATGAAGTGCCAGTGACGGTAGACATACTGGGCGTCGTAGAGACCGTTTTGCCAGCGTATGTTGACATTTTTGTGTGTAAGGATAAGGTACAGCCACCAGACAATTTGAACCTCCTCGGCGGCTGACCAATAACCTTCACGGTTTCCTCGCGTTATAAATGGAATGCAGATTCCATCTTCGCGTGACCAGCTTAATCCAATACAGTCTATGTGGCCGCTGACTGTTTCAATGTCAAAATCAAGCCAGACCTTTTTGCCGGAAGTAAGCCAAGCGTGCAGCATGGTAAGCACGCCTTGCACAGTAGAAAAACTCGGCCGCGTTATAAAGCGCCACTCTGGCTCGTTATCATAGACGCGGGAGGTCATGTGCCGCTTGACCCTGCGCAAATCGTTTAGCACCACAGCGCGCTGGCTCCACTCACGAAGGATGGAGGCGGGATGTATGGTGGGGATAACCTTGGGGTGCTGTAAAATATCTTTAGTGCCCTCTACTGGAAGGTAACTATAAGGGTCCCAGCGTAGCTGGCTTCCCCTCCACTTCAATATCCCCCAGTTCCCTGTCAGCGCCCACATCGCGAGGTTGCCAAAGGCGACGATGATGTTAGGTTGCACCATCTCGATCTCCGCGAGCAGCGCAGCGTAGCCTTCGTGGATGATGGGGAGACAGTACTTGTCGCGGAGAAGGCGGTGCGCTGGGGTGATGTCTTTCTTCTTGGTAGCAATCCACGCGCCTAGATAATTGTTCGGCGGGCGAGCGTTGACTACGTTCGTGACGTAGCACTCCGAGCGCATGATGCCGGCTTCATGGAGCATTCTGTTGAGTTCTTGCCCTGAAGCGCCAATGAAGGGCTGCCGCTCACGCTCTTCGTTCTCGCCCCATGCTTCGCCGACCAACATCACTCTAGCGGGAATTGGACCTATGCCATGCCCTAAGATTCCCATTATTATGCTTCCTCTTCTAGCGCCCTGTTTGGTATAGCTCCTTCAGCTTTGTAACAACGAGATGCTCGTAACTTTTCGTTGAGGGTGTTATGCCAGAACGCTACACGCCCATAAACAAAATCATCTGAGCGTGTGAACTCTTGTCGAATAAACAGCAGTGCTGTGTGGTCCTGTAATTCTTCCCTTGTGGGAAGATCACATAGCAGGAACGCAATCTCCTTGCAGCATAAATCGATCTGTCCACGTAACGCAAGTGTAACAAACGCTATGCGGTGCTCGAAATACAGCTCGCTCGTTTCAACTTTAAGCGATAACGGAAAGCTAAGCCATGAACGTTGCACACCTTCCAAGCATTGAAAGGTTGTAAGTAGCCATGCGTTGAGGCCTTTTACTGATCTTGGTGGTTTGCTCATAGTCCTAACTCCTTTTGCGCCTTCAATTGCTCCAATCGCTTGACCGCGATCCCGTAGCTTGCTTGATCAAGTTCCACGCCAGTCGCGCGGCACTTGAGCACGTGAGCCGCAGGGAATATCGTTCCTGTACCAGCGAAGGGGTCAAGTACTGTATCTCCAGGGTGACATGAACGCCGTAGAAGATCTTCGAATAAGGCCACGGGTTTCTGAGCTGCGTGGCCAAGATTGATGTCGGGAGGATAATCAAGTACATCACCGGCCATCTTGAGAACAGGGCGTTTGCCCTTTGTAGCGTAAAGGATAGTTTCATATTTCCTTTGCGGCCCATATTCAGGCCAAGGTGCGCGCATTCCGTTGCGCTTGTACCAGATAAGGGGAGTGCGGAATACGGACCAGCCGCCCTCTTCGAACATTTCCCTTGTATGCGTGAACGCATCTATATCACAGAACCAATACAGATGCGCCTGCGGCTTCGCAATGCGGTAAAACTCTTTGAATGCAACTGTAAGGATCTGTGAATACACTTCAGGGGTGTCTGTGTAGCTGTGCGCCCCCTGCGCCAGCCCGCCGCTGTCCCCGAACTCATCCGCGCCCATGCCGTAGGGAGGGTCAGTGAGAATCACGTCGAACGCCTCGGCGGGGCATTTTGCAAGCCACTCTAGCGCATCCTCGTTAAGCGCTCGGTGTAGATCAGCTGTGAATGTGCGCCCCACTTGCTCGCCGAGTAGACGGTCTTTCGCCGAGGACTCTTTCCGGCGGAGGATTTTGAAGGCGTCATCGACGTTGGCGGCGGACTTGACTTCAGGATCGTCGAGATGACTCGCAACGATAAGCTCTCGTCGGGTAGTTTCCTGATTAATGCCCTTTGATGATCCTCTAACCTCAAGCGCAAGATCGGCGATGGTAGGAGCAGGCAGCCCTCTGGCTTCGGCCTGGCCTCGCCGAAGCTTGTCGAGTCTAAGATGAGCAGCAGCTCGTTCTGCCCACGTGAGGTCGTCCCTGTGGATGTTTTCACTAAGTTCTGCTTCTTCAGCTTCGAGAGCATTGAGTTGTCCTTTTGTGGTGTAAGGAATGCAGCCAGCAAGAACAGGCTGGCCATCGTGAGTGAACTCGCCGCCGAGCGCGTGGATGTCAGTCACCGCCCGCAGGCGGCGCTCGCCGGAGACAAGAACGTAATCGTCGCCATCGACGCGGAGGACGATTGGGTGGTCCAGGCCGCGAGACTGAATGCTGTCAGCGAGTTCGTGCAAGCTGGCGGCGTCGAATTGCCGGCGCTGACGGTTCGAGGCGATCTTGATCGCGGAGATTTCGATGAGGTTCAAAGCGTGCTCCTAAAAAGCCCTCCCTCCCTTTAAGGAGGGAGGTACATCAAACTCAGGCCGGAAACACGCCGCCGACCTTCTCGACGACGTTGCCATTGTACAGCTCATGCTGCACCTTAACCTTCACCTGCATCCCCTGCATCTGCCGCCACGCAAACGTCTCACCAGGCTTGTTCAGCCCTGTCGCCTCACGGTAGAGCCGCTGGGCGTTGTTCTTGCCCTTCGCGTTGTCGATGCTGCCTTGGGGCGTGAGGTCGAGCATCGGCCTGTCGGTGAGCTGAAACTCCGCGCTGAGCCCAAGCGCCTGCACCTGGGGCGGGAGCTGCAGTTTCAGCGGTACGACCATTTGCAGCCAGGGTTGGCCGGTTCGTTCCCCCTTACCGATGATACCAGAGGCGGTCTTGATCTCGCCGATTACGGCGAAGTAGAGACCGTCGGAGGCGTCAGGATTGTCGGCGGGGATTGTAGCGCGCTTCTCGTTGACTTCCGTTTGTACTGCATCTAGAAAGGTGTTAGGGTCGAAGATACTCATTGTGATACTCCTTTAGGATGGTAGGGTTGTGAGGGAATGTCGAGTCCCTCGGCTCGTTAAAGGTAGACAGTCTCCCGCTTCGTCACGCGCAGGACGGCGGAGTTAAGGGCGATAGCAGAAATTGGAGCTTGTTGATTCACGCGCGTTTTATGTTCCGATAACGCATCGTGTATAAAGCCTAACACCTGCTTCGCATTGCTTCCCGCCGGAATGCGAAGCTGGATGGAAATAGTAAGGGTGGTAGAGGAGCGGCGGGTCATTTTTTGTTCCTTTCCGCCACAATAGCTACACGTGTAAAGGCAGCGCTCATGTTTTTGTAAAAGTCATTTAATGAAGTATTTATGTGGTCGTCGGCTACAAGGTGCCCTACTGAAATTGCCCTTAACTCTACATGAATTGCAGCTTGTACTGCAGTTGGAAGGCTATCTAGCTCCGTAACAAGATACGCTCCACATTTTGGACAGTAACTCATTTTCCACCTCGCTTCACCCACAGTTCCATAATCTGCCCGAAGTTCGGGTCGATCTTGCTTCTGTATCCCAATGAGCGCGTCTTGCAGTCCACACCGTATTTGGCGGTGTCCCAATAGAATTTATCCCCTTCTCTGACCGTGTAGATCACATCGGAGAAGAGCGGCGGAATCTCGTCGGCGAGTGCCTTGCCAGCGGACTTGACCATAGTTTTGGTCTCCTGCGTCACGGCGTCCAGGATGCGGTCTACATGGGCGGTGATGACGAAGGTGCAAGGAACGCCTTGCGTCACGAGTCGCAGGAACCCGATGATGTACTGTTGTGCTACACCATAGTCCTGCGGCGCCGCCATCGGCTTGATGCCTACTTGCATCTTCATCGCGGCGATGGAGAGCTCGCTTAGGGAGTCGATCACGAAGATCTTGTCGAGCCCAAAGGCGTCTACCGGGCCGAAGGTCTTCCCGGTACGGTCGTCGGCGAAGTCGGCGCAGGACTGAAGGATCTTCCAGAACGAATTGTTATCCCCGCTACGGTTAGCGTCTTGCATCTTGGTGAGCATCTCGTAGCTGGACTTGCCGACGATCTCGGCGCCGGTCATTATAGCCTTGAGGCCAAGGGGAACGGTGAGTTGTTGATGCCAATAAAGGCAAGCCGGGACCTCCTTGCCGCGATCTCGCCAGTAGCCAAGGAGGGTCTCCAATCCGTTCTCTGTGAAGAGGACAAAGACTTCCTTCGCGTTTGCGGCCGCCCAGTCAACGAGCGTGCCGATAGCAAAGGTCTTGCCAGTGCCAGAAGGGCCCATGAGGAGGATGTTAGGGCCTGATAACGGTTTTGATGTTGTTTGCTCAGTCATATTAACTCCTTTTCAAATTTCTGTATTAACAGATTGAATTCCCGCCTTACAGCGGCCTCAGGAAGCAGCTGTAGCAGCTCTTCCTCAAAAAATCTCACCAGCGATCCTGCGATGTTCCATTGATCGTAGTGCTTCTCGCATGATACAATCTCAGGTTTAAGGTGCAACTGTTGCCCGCTGGAGTTGTAGCACACTATCCGCGCCCAGATGTCGCCACAGTCTCCGCAGTAGTAAGCATAACCAGCGCGTCGGTACTTAAAACAGTTCCAGGCGCCGGAGTCAAAGGTGAACTCTCCGAGAAAGTCGCCGCCGACCAGTACGATTGCGCGGTAGTACTCGTGCATAGTTCCATCTTCGTCAGTCCACCACTCACTCACGTTGCCTGCTTCCGGGCGGCTCTTCGTTTTTTCACTTGCCTCCGCGTCTCGGCTGCGCTGGTAAGAGCGAAGGCATTGATTCGATGTACGTACTCGGATATTCCTTCTCGATAGCCATCTCTAAACGGTTGGCTCCATTCAGGGATAGGCTCAAGTTGTAAATCACGCCCAATCTTTTTCACCGCTTCCAGCGCCCGCGCGGCTGCTGCGTTGGCGTGGGCGAGTACTGCCTGCTTCATCTCTGCATAGGCCTCTCGCGGACTGTTACAGTCAAACGTACTTTCCCATTCTTCCAGCGCCTGCGCGACGGCAAGGCTGTCGGGTGGGGCGGAGTAGAGGGGTTCGTATCCAGGTTTCTGGGACTGAGAAAATTTGAAAATGCTACTGCCGGGCATCAGTGTGGCATACCACGCCACCGGCTGGCCGGCTTTGTCGTCTGTGCGGTTGGGGGTCATGGCCGCTCCCAATACACAACAGGATTGATGACATACTCTGATTCTTGGTAGCGGCCTCGTTCATGGCGTACTTCTAATCCATAGGCTTCGCCGCCCCACGCATTTGTGTACTTGACGATTCGCACAGGGTCGTCATCGTCACACTTGCCCGCAATAACATCATCTGCAATTTTCTTGCTGATCGTTCCCATCTCATTTCTCCTCGCCCTGCTCGGGCTCTTTACTTTTCCAGCATTCTTCACACAGCGGACCGAGATCGAAAACGAATAGCGAGTCATCCTCACAGCGCCCAGTTGGCTGCTCGCACTTGCTGCAAAGTTGACGTGTGCCTGGATAATGTCGAACATTCCATTCCTCGTGCACATTTTGCGGCATGGCGTGACGACGACCGCCGGGCCAGCTATTCATGCTTTCCCCCGCCCTGCTCGGGCTCTGGCTGGAGGGCGTCGATGGCTTCGGCGCAAGCATCTAGCGCGTAACGAGTTACAGAATAATGCTGACTGTGAAAGTTACGACATATCGTTGCCGCTCTTTCCTTCGTCTGCTCGAACATCTGCGCGCCGCGGGACTCGGCAGATTCGCGTAGCGCAAACGACGCTGCAATAGCCAATGGAGCATTTCGATGCTCCGGCCATGCCGCAGAGGTTGTACCAAGCATTTCAGCAATAGCGTCATGTAATTGAAGCCACGCCGCTAACTTGCCTTCTGCCTCCTCCCGCGCCTTGCGCTCGTCGGCGAGATCATGTGCCGCGCTTGTGGCGACTATGTTCCAATCTTCTGCTCGCGCATTCGCCTCGGCAAGCTGCTCGGTGAGTGCAATAAGTCGCTCATCTAGCCCACAATTTGGTGCATGTGGATAACTGTTACAGGTGCAAGTAAACGTTCCTTCGCCTAAATGGTTTCGCTCCAACTCCGCGAGTTCGCGTTTGAGTTGACGGGTGAAGTCAACAAATCCTTGCGCTGATATCGGCACTGAATTGCTTTTTAGCGCTGCATCCGTCCTCGGAGTCAGCGCATCGGGTCCAGCGGTCTGGGGAGTATTGTCGCTAGCGGCCTCAGACTGTGAATTCTCGTCTGACGTTAATTTGCCCCTCTCCCCGCCGCTGGATTCTGGTTGATCGGGCAAAGTCGCGCCTGTTGATGACCCTACACGGTATAGCTGACCACCCGGCTGTTGCTGTATCGGACCCCAGATCACGGTTTCTTTGTCGGTCATCTTATCACCATATCGTGCTCAATCACCACCCCGCTCCCACACTCGAACCGAAAGCGGCGATCAGTAAGTTTCGTGATCGCTACAAACCCCAGTCGCCCTTGGCAAACGTGGTCGCCGATCCTCGCGATGATCCTCTCTATCCTTTTCGCGTCAGGATCTGGCCACATGAACGCCGCTGTCGCGGTGACGCCGAGCGCGGTTCCCAGGATCAGGTGCCGCAGGATGTATGATACAGGCTCACTGCGAGGGATCACTTGAAGCGGCTGAATGGGAGTCATTCTGTGCTCGCAGTTTTAACCCGAAACTCTTGCCACGCTTCAAGTGCTGTGACTGCTTGCTCTGGCGCGTGCTTTTGCTGAAGCAGGGCTGCCATCTCGTCTGTGTACGCCTCAATCTCCGCCGCACGCTGCATCGCGGTGTTCGCGCGCTTTTCGAGTTCGCTGTAGAGGGCAGAAAGACGCTCAAACTTTTCTGTCCAAGCGTCGATGTGTTCCTTGTTGACACGGCGCTCATCGGCAAGGGCGCGGTCTTGTCTGCCGGCCTCGGCGATTCGGTTTGCTTCATCTTGAAGCTGGCGTTTATGGAAGCCGGCGGCGAGCTTGGTCTGCTCTGGTGCGGCAGCCTCATTAGGAGGAGGCTTGTCATAACACAAAGCGGCGATGATGTTTTGGAGGGCGATAGAATACATTTTCTGCTTCTCCAGCATCTGAGCTGTCTTGGCTTGTAGCTCTTCGGCGTCCGCGAGTGCGAGCTTGAGTCGGACGCCGGCGGCGACTTCCTCTTCAAGCTCGTCTCGAAGGGAGTTAGCCTCCCGCTGAAGTCGCCGTGCTGCATCTACGTGAACTACCTGTGATCCTGGCAGTCCTCGCTCCTCGAAAACGATCTTGTCGATCTCTGGTGTGTCGCTCATGTTTCCTCCACAAGTGTTTCCATCCGTGTAACTGGGTTCCACTTCCTGCGCTGGAATTGCATTCGCAGGAGCTGCTCCGGCTCGCGCATTTGGCATACTCCCTTGAAGGGACATCCGCCATACTCCGTGCAGGCGTGATCGAGGTTGAAGTCGAAGTATCCTTCTTCCCAAGCCGCGATCATCCGCCTAATGTCTCGCATTAGCTGGCCGTACCAGCGGTCCAGCTGCCATTCTGGGCGGTAAGTGATCGCCTCCAAAGTGTCATACTTAGTTTTGAGGATGCTAACTCCTCGTACCAAGAAACCATCAAGCTTGATACCTGCGCGAGCTGCTCCCCAACAGTTCCCTGTAATAAGCGTTCTGCCTCCAGATCTAATTAAAAAATAGCTGTCTGGAACAGTTACACAATATACCTTTCCTACGTAGGGGATTTGTTCTGTAGGCGTAAGATGAACTGAATGCTTGCAGTCATAGTTCAGAACAACTCTGTATTGAGTTGAATTGCTTCGAGTGTCATGCTGAACGTGCATTGATGTGTGCCTTCCACATAAAGCAGCAGCAGTTCGCACCCAGTCTGCATTTATTGGGTTTGTCGTAAAGTACAATGGAGCCTTCTTTGTTCCATAATCAGTTCCGTCCCAGTACTTAAGTTCTTCTATGAATGTAGATAAACAGGCCTGCGACAAAGAAAGTAGCCAGTTGTCGAACTCTTTTTTCTTTCCTAAAAAAGAGAGCATGAGCATGTACACTTCACTTGTCATATAAGTGTACACCCGAACTGTTCCGTCGGCTTCTTCGCGCTCTTTGAATTCTATCTCAAGCTCGGTGAGGATGCTTCGTAACCTTTCTACCTTTCGCGCTTTCCGAAAATGGAATTGCGCTGCGGTTCCTTTCCAGTACCCATCCGCTTGAAATGCTACCAATAAGCGAATAAAGTTTTTGTCAAGGTCTACTCCTCCTCGTTTTATTCCAGCCGATACAAAGCGTAAAGCTCCGCTGTTTCTCGGCAGTTTGTTTATCGTGAATGTTTTGTAGGTTTGGCTGTATTGATCAAACACTACTTGTCGATGTTCTGGTGTTGCGAGCAAGTGTACCTTTCCGTTAAATTCTGTGAGGTTTCCTGCGAAATCTATTTCTATTAGCTGACTAGGCAAATCGAAGCGTATTTCTCCGTCTTTCCAGGTAGCTATCTTGGTGCCCTCTCGAAGGGCAGCGATTGCTCGCCAGCCTACTTCTGTTAGCACTTCGGTTGAAGGATGCACACAGTAGCCGGTAAACTGACTGCGCAAGTCCCATTGCCTTGGCCACGAAGCGCCAAGCTGACTTGCTGTCTTATCGTCCTCGCCAAGACGCATATTTTCATAGTCACAGAGCATGTCCATTCTGCCACTGTACAGGAGAGGGTCTCCTGTTTCAGGGTGGTTGATGTCGAGAGGCTCGACGAAGGAGAACTCAATCCCACGCTTGCCGCCGGGGAGCGTCATTGGGATCGCTTTGTCCTCGCCGAGGCGATAACGGGAGAAGTAGAACTCCAGGGCACCTGCGGTGCGTTCGAGGGACTTGGCAGAGTCAGGCGGGCATTCGAAGTCGCCGTAGTGTACAAGTAGCGCTTGGACGCCAGCGGCGACCGAGTCGGCTTCGGAGTGGCCTTGAAGGTAGAAAGCTGTCCGAGCGGCTTCCATCCCGGCGGCATAAGCTGCGCCGGCGTGGAGATGCACAGAGGGCTCGCGAGGTTTCCAATGCTCGAAGAACTCAAGGTTTGCTTTCTGCAAGCAGGAACGGGCGGCAGCAATGATGGTGCTGTCGAGGACGGTTGGGAAAGAGGGCTTCATTTTGATTTATCCTCAAGCGCGAGCAGCTCTTGAATTCGCTCTTCGATCTCTTTTACCTCGACGTGCGCGTCGGCAAGGACCTTGGTTTTCTTCCGGCGCAAAGCGGCAGCTACCTGCACGCGTAGCTCTATATCGTTGGGCGTTTCAAAGTGAAGCACGCGCTCTTCCACAAGCACAAATTCACCTTCGGGGGAAGGTGCGTAACCTTGAACACTATACTGAAACTCTTTACTGTAGCTGCTCCAGTGCGAAGTAATATAAACAGTCTTTTCCATCTCAAGCCTCCTATCTCAGTGTCTCCCAGACCAGAATGGCCAGGAGTACGACTACGACCGCAACGACTGCGGTCATGTTACATGTTTTCTAGGTCGCTAAGCATGTCCGCCGCCGAAGGAATCTCCGCGACAGCCTTTTTCCTCTTGCTCGCCGCCGAAGCGTTCTGAGCATTTACGCGACCTGCGCGCAGGACCAAGACTGCCTCGCGCATCTCTTCCAGCGTCAGTGTGCCCTCGTTCGCCCGCATTCGCCAAGTGGCGATCTTTTGCTGTAACTCAAGGGAAACGGGGGAGGTCATTTTATGCCCTCTACCGTCACGTTAATCTCCTCGGCGTTGCAGACTAGCTCTGCGATATCACAGCTTCCGTCGTCGCACCACGCTTGCTGATGCTCGACAGCTTCCTCTAACGTGGTGGCCTGGTAGTAGTTAACGAGTTCTTCCTCGCTGTAGATTCTAACCTCAACTTCGATCGTGAATTTCAGTTTCATGTCGGCAATTCTCCTTTCAACGTACGTTCGAGTACCTTAAGGGTCTCCGGCGATCCACTCACCATAAAAGCACCCGGGTCCGTGTTGGCCCAGGGCGCGAGATCCAGCCGACGATGCCGGAAGAACTCATTGATGCGCTCGCTGAAGAAACGTTGGTAAGCGCCTAGTGGCACGCGGCCTTCGAGCTCGCTGAACAGGTGCAAGGTAAGCTGAGTGTGAACCGGTTGAGGAAGGGCGAGGTTCAGCATGACTGATGGAACGATATTAGGCCGGCGACTCATCATTCCTCCTTTTCCCCAAGCACGGAGAAGTCTTCTCCATCTTGGGCCAGTTCAACTGTCCAGCTGAGCCGCACCAGTGTCGCGGCTAGGATTTGGGCGAGAGTCTCTTCGTCCTCGCCGGCGAAGGAGACCTCGGTGCAGTCCTCTGCACCGACAGACTCGTTGGTCGCGCGGAGGAGGATCATTGAATCGGCTCCTGTTCCCGCTTGGCCAGCTCGTAGCCGAAGCGGATTGCTTCTAGCAAGGCGGCGGAGATCGAGCCGCCGACGGCCTTGTGGTAAAGGCAGCGAATCGCTTCGAGAACTTCGGGGGAGTGTTCGTTAAAGGTCATAGCGGCTGGAATTCCGTCAGGTTACACCAGACGCCGGCGAGACCTGCGTTGGCTGGATGCGTGTATCCCTTGAAATGGGTCTGTTCGTGCTCCTCAATGCAGCGCCATAACTGGAAAGGGGCCGCCCGACTGATGCGGATTGTGCTGGCGGCGTAGTCAGCGCAGCCCCAAGCCTCGCGACCTTGACAGACCACTTTGTCTTGATACTCCACGCGGGGAGGAGGGAGTGGGGCAGTGCTGCGCTGCCAATACTCGCCGGGCGAGAAAGTGGCGCAAGAGGACAAAAGGGCAGCGGCGAGAAGTGGGCGTCTCATATCCCTAGCTCTTTTCTTACCGCCAGCTTGCTGTCGAGCGACATAACCTCCAACACGTTTGTGCCTGCGGGCAGGAAGAGTAGCTGCTCTCCGTGACCCTCCTCGGCGGCGAACTGCGTATCCAGCGTCAGCTCTACGCGAGCAATCCCGCCGTAGCTTAGGTGCACGGTCAGCTCACAGATAGGAGAGTGAACGAAAAGCTTGTCAAGGTGCAAGTGGATAATGCAGGGTCGCTGCTCGTGCCAGACCTGCTTTGGCTCCGGGCGGCGAGCCTCTCCGAGCCACCAGCTGCCTGCTACACGCTCGCTGGCGGAGACAGCAATAGGAGTCTCCTCCCGGATCAGCTTGCGACATTCTGCCACAGAGTTGTGGACGTACTCGCTGAAATTGCCGAGGAGCGTTTCAGTCTCCTCATGAATCAGTGCAATGCCCCTTGTCCGCGTCCAGTTTTTTACGTCGAGGAACAGCGCCTGGGTGGAGGCCTTCTCCGGTTCGGCGGTCTTACGAAGCTGAGCGGCGGCCTTCGCCTTCCGCTCGACCAGGATGTGGGCCTTGGCTTCCCGCCAGATGTCGTCGAGTTCGATCATGCTCGCCTCCACTTGTACCGTGCTGCCTCGGCGACCTTTCTCTCCGCCTGCGTCCATTCAATGCTGGACCACAGGCCATTTTCGCCTTTGATCCAGTTTCGATTGGGAAGTTCGAAGGTGAGCGGAACCTTGATGTAGCGAATGTGTGGCTTGAGTGACATAGAGCCTCCAGAAAAGCGCGTCCGTTATGGGATCATAACCCGCGCATGATTGATTTGACAACAGCCTGAGAATAAAGTTCCCCAGATTACGGCCTCTTTCTATCCGCCTGACCGTGCCGTGGACAGTCCAGCCGCTCGTCTTCATTTTCCTCCCCGCGAGCCTCTGCGTCCTGACGGTCGTAGTCGGCGTCTGTATCCAGCCCGTCTGCGACACATTCTGCGCAGATGTAGTCGCCGGCGTCGTCTGTGTGGCCCTCGCTGTAGAAGTCTGTATCCACAGCGGCGTCACACTTAGTACAGCGAAGGATGCTCATAGCTCCACCATCGCAAGCACGCCGGCCACGATGCCGGAGATGAAGCCGACGGCGAAGATTGCCGCCAGCAACCACCAGAGTTCGTTCTCCGGCAGTTCTGTTTCCGGGAGCCTATCTATGCGCCCGTCGCCTTTTATATACAGGTGAGATGTTCGTTTCATAAGAGCCTCCAATCGAGCCTCGGTGAAGGTTGCTGGCGGAGCCCGGCATCTTTCAGCCGCGTGCTCCGCCTGCCGCATACCCGCCCCAGTAGAGGCTCAATCGCCCGGGACTCGGAGAAAGAGGGGATCTCCTACTGCCAAAGCCCGCTCATGGCGGGCTTAGATGCAGACTAGCTTGTTGCTTAGGTAGAGCCTTTTGAGAGAAGCTCATATTCAAGCCTCTCTACTTTGTTTCTTAGCTCTGTAAGCTCTTCTGTTTGTTCAATTGCTAAGATAGCATAATCACAGAGTGACTCCCATTCGGCATTAAATAGTGTTGTACGTGTACTGGGAGTTCTTCCTTGTTCTCGCCAGGAAAGTAATTGTATTACTGTAAGGGTCCTTGAAGGCATATTTAGCCGTAGCCGTAGCCGTAGCCGTAGCCGTAGCCGTTGCCGGAGCCGTCGCCGGAGCCGTCGCCGTAGCCGTAGCCGTAGCCGGAGCCGTCGCCGGAGCCGTCGCCGTAGCCGTAGCCG